ATTACGCCAATCTTGCTCGTAACCAATGATATTATCTGGCGTGCCAATCCATTGTTCACGCCGTCTATTTTTAATCTCGGCCATCGTTTCCGAAAGAGAATAATTGAGAGCCTTTTGAGCATCTCTAGCCTCATGAATAAAGGATTTAGTATATTGACGGCCTTCAATGTAATAAGAATCACCATCAACAAAAGGAATTGGTAATTGACGCGATGGCCATTCAGAAAAGTCGATAATTCGGTCACGAATCATACGATAATGCATAATTCGATAATCTTGCGTCTGTCTCTCATCGACAATTCGGGGAATACCTTTTTCGATGATTTTGGCAACAATTGATCCTTCTACTAACTTTTTCTGCATTTGATGCGCTTCTTGTGCTTCTTCCCATTGATATTTGTCTACCACCATTCCGTTAGAAAGCTTAAATATCTTCAAAGGGAACCATTCTTTGACAAATTCATCGCAAACGATTATGGTATCGCGCGTTTGCCATTGGAAATCCAGTAGCATATATGGATCAACATAAGAAACTGGATTTAGCACATAAGGATAAGTGGCAAAAAACTCATCTCTCGTAAAAACAAAGCGGCGAGAGCAAAAGTTACCATCACCTTTATGAGGTTTGGTCGCTGTAGGGTCCCATGAACACATGGTTGCATCAGGGATGATGTCAAAACGAATCACTTTGTTGAAACTACGTGGCGATTCATAGTCAACCATGACTTGAAACGCCCCAAAACCCATCATGAGGGCCGACTTAAATGCAGTTTGATATACCAGATCGTTTTGTGATTGATAAGATATTGTACGAACTAAGTCTCCTCGAAGATTTATTTGATCTTGTGACGCTTTCCCCGTCAGAGACCGTACTATTAAATCGGGTTTATTCTTACGCTGCTCCCCTGATATCTTCTTTGTCGAGTCGTAAAGTTTGTTAAATGTCATGGCTGGTTTAAAGAGGCGAGTAAATTCGCTTCTTTCAACCGCCGTCCATTGGTCACGCAATACGAAATTCATATCATCCTTTCCACGGACAATATTCTCGTTAAAATAACTATTCCAGGTATTTAAATTTTTATTGGTTTTTTCTAAGACATCTAATTCATCGATGCCCGCTTCATTAAGCATGGCAATACGACGATCTTCCATCTCATTGATTTCATCAGGAGATAATTCAGTGACATTAACGTCATTGGCTTCACGTTCCATAGTACCATCCTTGGTGTTATGAACATTTAACAGCGGTTATTAGATCAATTAACAACTTCCTGTTGATTAATTAATCTATTCAATAATATACACTTCACAATATTTTACTAACAATTGACAATCGACCGGAATCGAACCGATATCTTTAGATGAACGTGTTCAGAGCTACTATCTTTCCATTAGACCACGATTGCACAAATTTATCGGCCTCTTTTCCCCTATTCCCTACGACTTACACGTAGATTTTAGATACTATCCACAAAGTATTGTTGGCCAGTTCCTATCATACTATTCTTTAGGATTAGGATCATATTCAGTTTTACTTAATTCTTTCCAATCGTCTGCCAATAAATCAGAAACTAATGGCAACCAATTACCCGCATTAGGCGTTGGATTTGTTAAAATCTTCCATACATATTGCATTCCCGGAAGCAATACACAATATTCCCCGGTTGCATCCCACGCATTACGAGCAACAAACTTACCATTGATTAATAGATTTAATGCATCATTAAATAACATAAAAGCTCCTTATTTTAAGTTTTCAGTGAGTACTTTTTTAACTTTATTCATACATTCAGTGTAAAATATTTGGGCTTTATTAGCGGTATCGTTAAATAAATCATCTATCTTTGTTTTAATGTCACCACGATTCTCATTAGCATTTTTATTGTTAATGACATTCAAAGCGACAGCATATTCCTTGATAAATGTTTTCTTTAACGAGATTAATCTCTTCTCAATCTTTTCAATTTGATCAGCACATAAACCGCTAAAGTCATAATCCATTACTTTCTCCTATTATCCTTAGTAAAAATAATCACCTTTTTATCTACCTTTCGGACTGTATCGAGTTCATAAAAATTATAGCGGTACTCAATAGCATGAACCTCTACTTCAAGAAACTTATTCTCTATCTTTTCTAATTCAGAGATTAATTTCTTAACTGTCATACTCATGCTTATGGAAGCGCCGTTAAGGTACAAACTCCAGTAGCGCTAAATACAGGCTTATACCATTGCGTGCCATCGGTCGCGACTACCGCAATTAAATCGGTAGGAAGAACACTAAATCCTTGGCTTTGAATGTAAGGATTTAAATAACCTGCTGTCGTAACCGTGGCAAGATTATCGACTTGTGTATAAAGATGTCCAATGCGTGGAACAACGCCATTATTTTGCCCTGGAAAATTAATTTGAAATGAATATACACTCATGGTCTTACTCCTTTAAGTTTATAAAATTATCCCCAAACAATTCCTTTGCCTTCACAAGAATGGCAATTAATAATATCACTAGCACATAAAGCCGTAGCTAATTTATATCTCCCACTTCCATCACAAACAGGACATTTGTGCGGAATTTTTCCTAAATTTTCATTTAAATCTTGTGCCATTTTTACACATAATTCACGGAAATCGTTAATCTTTATTAATGCGCAATAAGACTCTAATTTATCTAGTCTATCGGCAACATGCACCCATACTTTTGGGTCTAATTCTTTTGTTAGGTTAGATGAATAAATATAATTTTCTAATTCTTTTATTCTCTTTTCTAATAATTGAATTTGTTCACAGATAGGAGAAACGTTTTTTTCTTCTGAATCATGACAACCGCTCATTCTTAAATTCTCCCAACCACACTTAATTATTTGATCAAGCGTTAACTTATCCATTAAGGGAGCTCATCGTCCAATCGCCCTATAAAATAGTTCCTGATTACGTAATTCTTCAGGTTTATTTACGCCAGTATGATCTTGTAAGATACCAGGAACTTGACGTTTGATATCAGTGTCATTGGATAATACTTCACGTTTATTTTTATCTTCATTCATTTACGCCACCCTTTTTATACCTGATACAGTGATAATATATTGACAATTAGGTTGTGAGGCTGCTTTAGCTAAAGCAATTTGTTTTTCTCTCATCTTCACATATTCTTGATACTGACGTTCTTTTTCTTCTAATTCTAATTTAATTCTGTCTACGTCTTGCTGAGCTTTTTTTATTTCTTCTTGTTGTTTGCGTTTTAATTCTTCATCTTTCCTGTACTCTTCATCAAAGTCATTATCTTTAGGAGTGAACGAAGGAACAGATAAATGTCTATATTTATTAGAATCTGACCAACGATCATGAGAGTGCCCGTCAGGATAATGATCAATAATATCTGCCCAAGCAATGGACTTAATTGATTCAATTCTATCTAAATCAAATTTACCTGTGTCAATATCAAGGTATTTTCTGTTGAATAACGGAATAGGTATGCCATGAAATCGAGCACCATCTAAATAATATTTAGTCTCAGTCCGCGTTCCTGGAACCGCTGTCCATTTATGAGAGTTACCTACCGTCCACATCACATTATCCTTAATACCGGGTTCCACATGTCCACTTTTGCAGCTTCAGTCTTCTTAATATCAATCACACGATCAGAGGCAAATTTCATTAATCCATATTGTAAACCATCATGAGGATGAGAAAAACGATTCTTATTTGGTTTATCTTGATAACGTTCATCACCCGTTATCTTCAGTCGTTTAAAGTGATAACCATTCACAAATCCTTTGCGCAATACCGGACATCCTTCGCGTGATAAAAGTAATGCCGGCTGACCGTCGATCATCGCATTTAAGAAATATCGCACGCTACTAATACGTATATCAGGATCATTGGTAGTTGCAGGATTGGTATTAATTCCCAAACTATTAAGCTCACCAATACAACTTAACTCTTCCATAATGGCATCGCCAGCCGCACCCGCTGGATCGCCTTCTGATTCACCAATTTTGTTATACACAAAGTCTACTGAAAGATTAGGCAGCACTACATTTTTAGCAAATGTCCTAATGCCCATATCTTCAGCAAGATATTCTTTCAAAATCCGAACCTGTCCTCTTGCCGATACTTGAAATACGACACAAGCAGGAGTGAGACCGAAGTCCCAACCAAGATGAATAGGCAACCCTTGTATAGCTTCGAGTTTTGGTACTGAATGAATATCGTCATTATATTCAGGGTAAACGCGCTTACCAGATTCAACGATACCATAGCGCCCAGCGCAATAGACTTTAATGAAACCTTCGGAACGCTTTTCAGCCAACTTAACATAGTAATCAGGGGATAGATTTTCATAATTGTCACAATGAGTATTAGCGATGTAATTTCCTTCATCATCTTTAGCAAAGGAACCGTCTTGATTAATGATGAGTCCGGAAGGTTGATAAAAAACTTTGTAATTAGGCGTAGGATTTAACTCGAAGTCTTTATAAATCCAATGATCCTCATCAGGAGGATTTGTATCAGCAATGATGCCCGACCAATAAGGTTCGGAACAGAAAGCTTGGGAAGGATAGCGATGATTAACGCGACCAATTAAGTGATGTAATACCGCTTGTGGCACCTCTGATAGCTCATTTATATAAGCCATCGTCGCTTCAATGGACTTGAGCTTACGGATATCTTCATCACGATCTAACGCAATAAATACGAGTTCTAATTCTATTAAACCGTAGCCATCATTGAATGTATGTTCATACGTGAGTAATGGCTTTTGACGCTTGCGTATGTCGCCAAGATCTCCAAACCATTGGAGCCATGTTTGTAAGGTGGTGGACTGTAACTCACCTGAGGTATTGCGGATGATGAGACACTTTGATCGCCTACGGCCATTACGCCAGACGGGCATTGAGCACGCATGTCGTACAATTTTATTAACGCAGATTGTAGATTTGCCACTTCCATATGGTCCCATAATGAGCTGAACAAAAGTATTGTCAGCATGAAAAAGCTCACCCGTTGGATTAGGGACGTATACCTTATCTTTATCACTGGCATAGATTCTTGTCTCATCCTTGTCAAAGAAAATATGTTGGTCACTGAGGGTATTGCGCTTATTCATTAAGCCGACACGTCTATTTTCACACTGTGCTAACGATAGATTTATCATTTATGCGAGACCATCCCATGCGATTCAATAGAAGGTAATTTAGGGTCTCGAATCTTTTCGTGCGTGGTAAAACGCACACCACAACGCAAACATTCTCGTCGTCGAGTGACTAAATTCTTCAAGTCGTCCTTGTATGTCTGGACAACATGAGAGTCAGGATAATGACATTCCTTGCACTTCATGCAGCTTACTTTCCTTGTACGAAGGCTCTCATTACTTCAGCATGTGGCGTTACTTTAGCAGCACTATTAGTGGGATGAGGGACACGTTGATCACCGTAATGAATCTTATTGGTGTAATCAGGATGTTGAGAATTAGGTAGGTCAAATGCTGTTGCGCCTACCCCTTGATCGCCATTATCTTCTTTCATGTAAAATTCCTTTTTATTATTTACGCACACCGCGCAAAGTCTTATGACCCAAAACCTTATTGGCTTTGCTATCAATCTTCTGTTCAGAACTCTTGCTAAGCTTGCCTTTCTTCACCATTTGGCTAGCACGAGCCTTAGCATTAGCCGCATGAGATTTATCCGGCATAGGGTATTTCTTTTCGCCTGGCATACCAAAATCACTTTTCGGTAATTTCTTTCGCTTTGCCTCTGAGAGCTTTGACATCCTTTTCTCCTTCTTCCGCTTCCATGCGATCTAATCGTTTATTGAAATCCAATACGGCTGCATTAGGACTAAACTGTTTCCACCATCGTCGCTCTAAAATCCATGCCTGTGCCTGCCATCTTTCCGGATTAGAATTGATACATTCAAGGTGTTCTCTGATCTTATTTCGTTCAATTTTCTTTAAATCCTCGGAAAAAATAGCATACTCACTCTCTATTCCAATTTTTTTATCAATAAACCCACGCTTTAACCATTCATAAAGTGTGTCTTCGCAAATTCCGTTAGCTTCGGCTGCAAATTCATAGGGAATACGATGGGAGATATCATCAAGGATAGCTTGACGTCTTTCAGGGGTAAATTTATCGGGTCGACCTATAGGACGTTTAACTTTGTCTGTCATAGATACGCAATTCCTTTGCGAACGTGAGTAATTTATTTCCATTCAAGATTAATACTAACTTCAGCTTTCGACAAGTTATTTACAGATTTCATGAGAAGATCGACCGTACTTCCATGATTAGCTTCTATTACTTGAAGCTTCGCTTGAGCTTCTGGATCTCCGATAATCTTTGTTGCGAGGTCTGATAAGTTAGATGGATCGATATTAAAAGCGTGAGCCAGAAGAGGAAGAATATAACCTGTTGCAAGCCCGATAGGACCACCAAGAGCAGCGCCAATAGTGGGCGCAAAAGTAGATATAATAGGTAGCGCATCTTCAAATATTCCCTTAACGTTCATATATTATACTCTCCTGTTAGCATTCCTTGTGCTAAAGTTTCCGCACGTCGTTTTGTTTGCTCAGCCCATTTGCTTTGTAACATTTCTTTAGAAGCCGTAACATAATCGCCCTGCTCTAGCGCCTTAATCATATCTTCAAATTCAATAAATCGTTTCCATCCCATAAATGCCATATCGATTAAAATTATTTGTCGGTCAGGATTTAGGTCTAAGTACCACGAATATTGAGAGAGTTGATGATAAAAATAGGCCACGTCCTTAATGTACTCTTTATTTATCCAATCATCATCCATGCCACGATCGGTTAAATTATAACCAATCCCTATGGTTATTTTACCGACTGTATCTATATATGGAAATTTCTCATATCCCTCATGCTGGATTAACGATCTACGTAGTTTCGCGAGCATTCCTGGCGTCATCATAGACATTCCTTATCCCTCTAGGATTTTCCATCGTATCACAAGCTTTATCACAATTATTGCAAATGTAAAAGGACGTCCCTTCATTGCCATGATAAACCCAGACTTCATTCTTACAGCATCGCGACACTACCATAAAATTTCCTTATAAAATTATCCCCACCAACCTTGGTGAGGATTTGTCCAATCAAACGCAGTTAATTTCACAAAACGAGGAGTGGTTCAAGGAACGAGGAGTTCCAAATTAACATGACGGACTAAACTTTTCTCTGCCATTGAGACAGGATTGAAATGAGTTGCTCGTGTTTTTTTTCAAGAGATTCTAATGCCAAATGGACTGGCCTAAAGGAGATATAAGATAAGATCGCCCCACAAATAAATCCTAAAATGAACATACAAATAATCAGCATGGCTTCTCCTTAAGCGGCTTTTGGCATAAAAGAAAGGTAATGAAGAAACATTTCTTTGGCCTCTTCAAATCCCCGAGCGACCTCCGCCCAGTACCCTTTCTCACGTAAATAAGCGAGCCATTCTGCCTGTTCTATAGAGACTTTTCCACCTTTTTGACGCTTCATTTCAACATAAAACCCATGATAACGACCGCTGGGTAATGGCACCTCAACATCCGGAAATCCCTTGGAGACGCCCATTTTTTTAAGCGCAATCGCCTCCAAAAGATGCCGTGACCCGCCATTCGCAGACGCGGCCACCCTAAATCCCCTATTCTTTAACCATGTCACAAACTGAATCTGTTCTTGCCGTTCCGTTGGCAAGATCTCGCTGACAATCCTTGTCATGCGGTTCTCTCCCGAATAATTCCCCTAATGCCGAAAAATATTTAGTCTTGTACTTTTTCCCTTTCTTCTGCCATTGATAATCTTTTTCCAATTGCGATTTATGTTCTGCGTGGAACATTTTTATTTACCTTCCCTAGCGATAATTTACAACATCCATTATAACCCACTAAATTTCAATTTTAACGAACTTTAAAATATACCCTATACCTAACCACTAAAAATAGTCAATCTATTTGTCATGAATAAATTTGGAGCTCATACGGCAATATTTTTCTTAACTTCTATCACGGCGTCATTAACCGTCACTTGGCGTATCGCTTCTAACAGCTCTAGCCTTTCAATCCCGATCGGCACCCAAGTCACCCTTTTGTCATATTTGGCACCCTGGATAACCTTAACTTCCTCTTTGACTCGATCTTCAAAGCTAAAGATATCTTCCACGTCTTTGGCGATAAATCCTTGAACCTTCGACAAAATATCCGTTATCTCGACAATATCCGGATAAAATGTGCGCATTATTCGCTTAAATAAACTAAATTTTACCGCTATCTTGCGATAAGAAGATTGCCATGTGTCACTTTCAAAATAAATTTGTTTAATTAAATGACAAATCTTATCACCCAGTCGCATTTCCAATTGCGTTAAATCTTCCATGAACTTTTCCTTAACTTTTTGCCGCAGCTGAGCTATGGCAATTAAAAGCGGCCCATCATCGTCAAAAATGTTTAATGTTTAGACAATAAATTATTAGATGGATGAGTAGGATCGTCGAAAAATTTATAAGCTGTGCCTGTAGGATAATTATTAGCAGTAGGAATTTTGTTTTCTTTTATTACAATTCTTTCAGTAAGAAGAAATTTCTTAGCAGAAGCATTCCAATCAGCACTGGTTTTACCCGACTCCAAGCATATCAAAACAAATTTTTCTCTTAATTGAGACCCTGTTAAGCCAACACGCCTACCCACTTCTTCAGCGAGTTGCTTTACCTCATTGTTAAAAACAAAAGATTCAGAGAGAGGAGCGCGTTTTTGGCGCGTCACTCTCTCTCTTTTTATTTCTTTTATATTTTCTATTGTATTTATAGGTGCTGTTTCACCGGAGTACGGTTCAACCGGAGTACGGTTTTTCAGTAGTGCGGTTGGCGCCGCTATACGGGTTTTCAGTAGTGCGGATGATGATTGTTGATTATTAACAACTTTTTCTAAAAATTCCCAGCCTTCATGAACGACCATTGTGGACTTATCCACAGTTCCATTAGCATTTCTTTGTTGTTCATAGCTGATCAAATAATTTACATGCAACCAACGCAATGCCTTATGTAATTTTTCTCTTCCGATATTAAAATGATCCATTAAGTGATTACGATTTACACACCATTGAGGGGGTAAGGAAGTGAGATAGACATAAATTCCAAGAATTAGGGGATCGCGAATATTTTGGATGACATCATTGAGGGAAGTGGTAAAACCTTTTTTGGATTGAATGATTGAATCAAAATCTAACTTATTTACAGACATAGTTAATTTCCTTAACGTAAATGTTGATCCATTTCACTCATTACGTTAAGATTATAAGTACGTAATGGATGACCAATGGATGTTGTGTGCGCTCTGCTTCAACAGGGCGCATGTTCTCTTAAATCAATATTACCTTAGCTCTCTTCGATTTCCCATTCAAAATTAAATTTCATAAATTAATCTTATTAATTACTCAATAAATATCTCAATTGCGATTAATTTTTTAAGTCTTATGCAGTAAATTACAAGACTTTTACCTAGCTCGGCACTCGCTGCGATACTGCGGCGCTAACTCTGCGGTTACTGCTACCCATTTCGAGTGCATTCACATGATTCGCAATAAAAAAATACTTCAAAATTATAGGTGATACTCGGCAATACAAGCAGCTAATTCACCACAATTGTAAAAATATCCATAATGTGATACATTTAATCAATTCAATAAATAAGCAATCAAAAGGATTAACAAAATGGGAAGTAAAAAGACAGAGATAAAAACTTTTAACATGCGCATGCCAAAAGACATATGGATGTTCTTAAAAAAGACAGCTGCTGAACAAGAAGAATCCATGACGGATATTATTGTGAGATGCGTAAAGAAATACAAAAAAAAGTTTGATGATAAGTTGACAAGTGATGATACATCGGTATAATTGCATTTATATTATGTATGTAAATAAGATAAATAACAGTAATAAATAAGGAAGTAGTCATGGTAACAAAAGGTAACAAGAATATAAATATAGAGGTAACAGTAGAATGTTGGAAGAAGTTAAAGATTATATCCATAGATAAAGACATGACACTACAAGAAGTAGTTAGGGATATATTAGAAAGACATATAAATAAACAACGTAACAAGATAGAGAATGTAGTAGGGGAAGAATAGTAATAAAAATGGGGTAAGCAGGTGGCAACCAACTTACCCCGTTCATAAATAACTTTGAGGAGTCAATGTATGAATAGCGCTATTAGTAACAGAAACATTTTAAATTTTCAACTGATTAGTATAGCAATTGATCTAGTTCATAAGGTTTTATCAATAACCGATTGCAACCCAGACTTGATCAATGATAGACATGTATCAAAAGCAATAGATGTAGCTCATAAATGGAATGAGTTATTTATAGACAATATTGTCGGCACTAAGGAAGGTGTTTAATAATGATATCTCGCGCATTAACATCCTATATCCATGACATTATCCGGTCTTACAAAGAGGTTGATCCTGAATATTACTCTCTATTTGTTGATGAGTTGCCCTTACATGATAAGAAAATATTTCTATCTCATATCGTTTCCGCTGAGGACTATGAACTATTTTGCTCTAATGAATCTGGAGTAAATGCATTAGTTATAGAAAATAAAAAATACATGCAATCATTGATAGATAATGAAATTGACCAGGTACACACGGAAGATAAAGCAGATTTAATTGATTACCACTCTATGGACTGGAGACTTGCATCATGAATTATTTTATCCAAGCATTCTTTTTCTCATTTGTATTTGTATGTATTTTTTACTCAATAATATTAATAACAAATTAAATTAGTAAATAGATAAATATACCAGAGACATTGATCACAGTGTCTCTCATGGATTTATCCGAAGACCTTAAATGGTCACAACATTAACTAAACTATAGAGGTGTAACATGGCATTAAGAGGCGTAAAACCAGAAACAGTACAGAAAAGATTGAAGGCATTATTTTATGGCGCGGCTGGCGTAGGTAAAACCACCGCAGCTATTCAGTTCCCAAAACCATACCTTATCGATACTGAAAAAGGTTCGGAGAACGAACAGTATGTAAAACTAATCAATAAATCAGGGGGCGCAGTATTTAAAACCTCTGACTTTGATGAACTTATGAAGGAAGTAAAAGCACTATTAGTCGAGAAACACGACTATAAAACATTAATCATTGATCCGTTAACCATTCTCTATAATGATCTCTTGGACAAGTCAGCAATAAAGAATGGTACGGAGTTCGGTCGGCATTATAGCGAAGCTAACAAACAGGTCAAACATTTACTTAATCTATTGCTTAGATTGGATATGAACGTCATAATTACCTCTCATTCAAAGAATGAATACGGTACGAATATGAGCGTCCTCGGACAGACGTTTGATTGCTACAAGAAGCTCGACTATCTTTTTGATCTCGTTTTTGAAATACAAAAGCGACGAAAGGAAAGGGTAGGGCTAATCAAGAAATCTAGAATAGAAAACTTCCCCGATGGTGATACCTTCCCATTCAGCTATCAAGAAATAGCCACTCGTTACGGTAAAGAAGTATTAGAGCGTGACGCTGTTGCGGAAAAGCTCGCAAGTGCCGAACAAGTGAGCCGTTTAGAATTTCTCATCGATCTTTACAAAGAACCAGAAGCTGTCGTCCAGAAGTGGAAGGACAAAGCTAATGCTGATACTTTTGAAGAAATGAATGAGGAAATCATTAAAAAGTTAATCGTACACATGGAAAACAAATCTAATGCAAAAGGAGAGGCGGTATGAGTTATAGACCATTAACTAAACAAGAAGCGAAAGACATGAGTAACCCCCCGTTGATTGAGGACGGGGAATATCCATGCGAATTGATTGAGTTTAGCAATGTGGATAAAAATCACTGTCCCCTTACTGATAGTAATGGCGACATGATGACTAAAATAAAATTAAAAATATGGGATAAAGAAGGTCGAGAACGTAGTATATTTACCAACCTATTCTGGAGCGAAAGAAATAAAATGTCTTATCGAACCAGAAACTTTGCGGAAAGCTTTGGCGTATTAGAGTTGTATGAGAAAGGTCACATGTACACTCAGTTTAATAAATGCATGAATAAGTTAGGGGTATGCAAAATATACACACAAAAAGCTCGGGCTAAAAATGATGGAACCGATGATATGTGGCCAGCTAAAAATGATGTTAGAGATTTTATTGAAAAAGAAATGAAAGCACCTGTTAAAATAGATGACGGATTTTCTGATTTAGTACCATTTTAAATAGTGGCCGATGATACTTATGCGATACATAACTTTGCGTAAGGGAGTATCGACAATCAGTGAGAGTTAGGGAAAGTAGGCCACCAAATTATGGCAATAGCAGCTTGGACAGTGACAAGCACGAGGGCGGATATACTAATGACCGTTCGATAACTGAGACCTTGGTATGTGGTATTAATCTGAAAATGTGAAATACCTGCAAACGTAAGGGCATACATAGTACGTGCAATTCGTACCTATTGCCAATATTAATATTAAGGATAGAAGATGAAGCAAGGGAATGTCATTCACATTGTAAGGCATAAACAAACCGGTGCTGAAGTACCGGTTATCATTCGTAAAATGAGCAAAAATAATATCATTGAAGAATATTCAGAAGTAGTAGACAAAAGAAAAGGTTTCACCGTTGATATGTTACAAAGACGGTGGGACATGTGTAAAGATGATGTTATTGAACTCGTACAAGATTTCCAAGTACCCGCCTTTGTTAGTCATCGAGAAGTTAATAAAATTGCCAATGATAGCAGTGATGATCGCATGCCTATTGATGTTGCTATCTTTTGGGAAGAGTACATCTATGGCATTGAGAAAAAGACAAAGATGCCACACAACAAATTAAAGTCTCGTGCATTTGAAAACCAAACGGAAAATTAATATGAACTTTGAAGAAATTGTAAAAGAATTACGATCTGGTCATCCAATCAGAAGAAAATCATGGAAAGAACACTCCCATATAAAATTGACTACTATTATTATTCCGGAAGGGGAAGAAGTAACTTGCATAAAAGGTTATCGACATGAAGCAGTTTATTTTTCTTACAATGCAGACATAATTATTTCTGACGATTGGATGGTTTATGGATCGGAAGATGTTATTGATTTCCCTTCAGCTATAAAAATGTTGAAAAAGAAATTTAAAGTTAAGTTAAAATGCTGGCCAAAATTAACTTACATTGAATTAGACAGAGAAAATAATCTAATAATGTATATGTTATCAGAGCACACCTATCACCCTACTTTTGATGATTTTTCAGCCATTGATTGGGAAATAATGGAATGAGTAATCAACCCTCTTGTTATTGCCATTTATGTAATAGTTATTATTGCGGTCATACACATGAGATATTACAAAATGGAATGAGTCAATATCATAATTATTTAAATCAAATGAGTTTAGCTCAACAAATGCAATCCCTCCAGATAAAAGAATCGCCACTACATCCTTTATCTGATGAAAAAAAATCCAATAAACTTTTATTACTATTGAGGTGACACATGAGCTTAATGAAATACAAAGACATACTTGTTTTAGCCAAAGAAAAGATCAATGAGACAATGGCACCGTTGCGTGCTCGTGAGATGCGTAAGAAAGGAGAGTTAGAGGCTTGTAAGTTAGATAGCACAATCGCTGAGAAAGAACAAAAGATCCAGGAATATGCGGCTGAATATCCGATTAACTTCGATAAAATTATTGATGCAATTGATGAACTAGAATTAGTGAAAAGACGCAAGGAACAATTTGAAAAAATTATTGATGAAATGTTTGGAGAAGACAAATAATGAAATTAAAAATATGGACAGAAGAAAGTAAGTTGTCTAACGACGAAAAACAATTATACGTAAAATTATCTCAATGTGATAAACATGAAGATATCCATCTAATGGTAGTAGATAAAAATGGAGATACAATAAAGGGAGGTCATCTTTTAACTTTAGACCAAGATTTAAAATGCGTAGTCATTGCCGATAACATTAATCCGGATATTCCATTGAAAACAGGAATTTACGATGATCTTTTATTTATAACTGAAGAAGAATATAGGATAAAAATGGCTAATGATTCTCGTTCTCAATTTGTAAGCTTAATTTCGCAAGGAATTAAAGAATCTTTTGAAGAATCAGAAAAGAAGGTGCACTGATGAAATTTAAAAAAATAATATCTGGAATTTCTGCCTTATCGGCAATTATATTACTTTCATCGTGTAGCAAGGTGCCTGCGGGCTATCGTGGGGTCATTGTGCATTTATATGGGAGTGATAAAGGTGTTTCAGAACAATCCGTCGGAGTTGGTCGTTACTATACTGGGTGGAACAGTGAGCTATACTTGTTCCCAACCTTCTTGCAAAACTACTCCTGGAAAGACGATCAATCTATTACCATGCAAACTAGTGATGGGCTATCAATCAAGACTGATGCAGGTATCACCTACTTTATACAAGCTGACAACGTTGTTAAGGTATTCCAAAAATATCGATTAGGCATTGATGAAATTACTAATACTTTTCTTCATAATATGGTGCGTGATGCCATGAATGAAGTAGCATCTACCATGACTGTAGAGCAAATATATGGCGCGCAAAAGGAATTATTTATATCAAAGGTTAATGAAATAGTTAAAAAAGAAGCAGGCGAGAATGGTATTGAAGTAGATAAGATTTATTTGGTAGGATCTTTTCAATTACCTGATACCGTTATTAATTCTATTAACTCTAAGATACAAGCTACTCAAAATGCCATGAAGGTCGAAAATGAAGTTGCAACGTCACGTGCAGAAGCTCAAAAAACTATTGTCGAAGCAGAAGCTAGAGGCCAACAGATCCTCATTAATGCAGAGTCTCAAGCCAAAGCCAACAAGATATTATCCGATAGTCTCACCAGTGAGTTCGTGCAATATCAAGCAATATTGCGATGGAATGGTCAACTTCCTACATTCACCGGCAACAACCCAATACCTTTTATCAATGTTCAAGGAAAATAAATGAACAAAAAGATAATTAAGTTATCTTTATTATCATTATTAGGAATTAACTTATTATTGATTATGTCTGGCATTGTTATTCCGTGGATAATTTCTACAGATCAATTGCCTTTAGAAGGAATAATATTTTTATTGACGACTATATTTTTTTTAATCATTACAATTTTTTATTGTTTTTTAAATTGACCGAATAAAGCATAAATAATGAGTGAATGGATAAGTGTTAAAGATATGTTACCTAAAGATGATGAAGAAGTTTTAATCTTTTGGGAAGAATTCATAAGCAAGGGTTACAACTCAGGAGAAGATGGCGATCAATATTGGATTGGCAGCGAACGTGGCTGTGATTTACCTGTTACTCACTGGCAACCATTACCACTACCTCCCGAGGATTAATAATGAGCATTAATTGTCACTGTGGATTACCTTTACATTATAAAGATCAAGAAATAAAAGACTACATAACTAAAAAGACCAATGAATTAGGAGAGTTTGTAACAATTGAAAATTTTGAAACTGGTAAAAAATACAAAGTACAACGTCATTATATTGCTCTGCATGGAATAATTGGAAAAGATTTAAATAAGTTAGGATTTGAAGAAATTAAGGATTAAAAATAACTGTATATTATTTTTTCTTTCGATAGCTCCACTTATCGAAAGTAAGTTTTAGTTAAATAGTGGTAAACAAATAAACTATAGTTACGTTAAATTACATATTGTATTATGAGATAAATAAAATGAACTGGATAAACGTTAAAAATAAATTGCCAAAAAATAAGCAAGATATATTACTTTTATTGAAATATGAAAAATATGATGATGACTTAGAGCTGAGGAATTATAAAATAATAATACAAGGTTATATGTTACAAGACGGAAATTATTTAAGTTATTTTTTTTATTGTCCTCATATAGGTTTCAAAGTAGATGATGAATCATTTAAAAATTTTGAATTGAATATAAATGCACAATATTTAGATATTCCTAATGAGTGGGTTACTCACTGGATGCCTTTTCCTGAATTATTACAGGAATAAAATGACTGAAAATTTCTATAAAATTATTGCTATAAGATTTAAAACTCCCTACGAAGATAAAATTCTATTCGGCCAACCTGCTATAGACAGATTAAATAGCGAAAAATCCTATTATCAACTAATATCCAAAGCAGAGTTTGAAATGATGTCACGTATGGATTTAGGTGACAAATGGGGTAAATATGCTGACCATTCACCTATTTTATTTGAGTTACCTAAAGATTGTTCTTTTGATATAAGAATGCCTAAATGCATTAGCATAAATGTTAATTTATCTTATTGAAAATAATTTAATCACAAGGAAATAAAATGAAAGTTAAAAAATCTGCTGTTAAAAAAACATTAACAAAAAGTTTAAAAGATTTAATAGAAAGCACTCAGTGGGTAAACATTGTAGGTGTAAGTAGATATTCAGCGACAATACCTCATGATGGAGTTGGCATTAGTTTCACTAAAAACACACCAAATGCTAATGATTTTAATCTTATAACCGTAAGATTTGGTGAGGAAGTATTAAATAAGCTCGGCTGGAAAGGTGGGGATAAAATAGTTTCTATGCATGATCCTGATGATTATATGAACTTTTTATTAGTGAAATGTGAAACAGGCGCCGGAAGAACTTTGATGATGGATAACGGATTGACGAAAGGAAGAGTGAAATTTATTTGGAATCGGCCATTCAAATTAGATCACATGCCAGTTACTTTAGTAGAATATCAAATTTATAAAAATTATATCAATTTTAGAGTTAACCATTCGTCACAAGGTGAGGAATAATGATAGAAACCTGGTTTATATCTGATACCCACTTTGGCCATAAAAATATCTTAGAATATGAAAAAGATGCACGCCCATTTTCAACCATAAAAGAAATGAATGAGGTGATAATTGAACGTTGGAATCACACCGTTAACCGCAATGATATTGTATTTCATCTCGGTGACTTCGCCTTTGGTCGCCATAATATATCAATCGCAGAGCGTCTCAACGGCAAGAAAAAGCTTATCATGGGCAATCATGATACTTATCCAAGTGCTGATTATTGCCGGTATTTTACAAAGTTATACGGGATCTTATTTTGGGAACGTTGCATATTAAGTCACATTCCTGTTCATCCAAGACAATTAGGCGAAAGATGGTTATTGAATGTTCATGGACATTTACATAGTAAACACGTTTTATGTAGTAATGATATTTGTGAAACTCTTCATGAAGACCCAAATTATTTTAATGTTTCATGCGAACAAAACCATCTAACTCCCATTAATGCCGATATTATTAAAGAAAGGTTAAAAACATTATGAATAAAATATGTGTGCGCTGTAAAACGGGTCCTGTGGATAAAAAAGAAGATGATGATCGTCGTATTCTTTGGATGTCATGTTTTTATGAAATGATGGAATTAAAAATTCCATTTGAAAGAGAATTAATGTATGAAACTTTAGACCCTAGAGATGCAGGTATTGATTTTTACACCTTAAAAGTCTGTAAAGATTGTCGTTCTGACTGGATGAGAACGATTCAATACTGGTGGAATCATATTCCAGAGAAAACCTCTTGCGGAAGTGGTATTTATGTTAGAGATTTTGGAGCTAACAGAGAAATCACCTTAGAAGAATATCGAGAAAAATATGATAGCGAAAGAGAACCCGTACGATTTATTAATGAGCCTTGTCCCGAAAATAAGCCACAAGAATAAGAGTGGCTAAAGGCGGAAAAGTAGTTGTACAAATATCTAATAATTTTGACCCCTCGGTTGGCCTAAATAAATAGGCCAACAGTGTGAACAAATACAGAATAGCTATTCCTAATAGGATTTGTTTAGCGGCTATAAATTTTTCTTTTTCTGTAATCCGCCCTATATTAATCGAACCCTCTAACTTTTGCGTATCAAACTGCTTTACTTTGTAAAAGTCTTGAAGCAAATTATCAGCCATAAATAGCCTATTCATCTTACAACTATTTTTGTCTCGTGGCCGCCCTTCCTAGCAAACAATTCACCTTGCGTATTGTCAATGTGAGCTGCTAGAGACAATACTGTTAAAGCTTTAGATATAAGTTGCGCTGCACTTTCTAATTGGTAATGTATCATTAGATCATTAATAGAAGTCGCCGCTTTCTCATCTAATTCTAACGCTAATTCTGTCATTAGATTCCTCATGATATAAGAAATCATGGGCGGCATTATTTACTTACTTTTTAGATATGTCAATAATTCACCCATGATAAATTAACTTATTTCTTTTTATGGTGTTTTTTAGGTTCTTTCTTTTCGTGTTTCTTTTCTTCTTTCTTTTCGTGCTTTTTTTCCATTTTTACTTTCTCCATGTAATGTTTAGCTTTCTCATGATGATGGGCAGCTTTTTCCATATGATGAACGGCTTTTTCATGATGAGGTGATTTATGCTTCATTGGTAAATCCCTTTTAAATAAATGATTAACTGATATATTATAGAGTATTAATTTACAAATTAAAGGAATAATGCTATGCCACTCGTCAAAGGAAAAAAAGCCAGTACTCGTAAAGGATTTTCAGAAAATGTAAAAAGAGAACGTAAAGAAGGTAAGAAGTTAGATCAATCCGTTGCGATTGCATATTCTGAAGCTAGACGTGGTAAGAAGAAAAAATAATTTATAAAAAGAGGGGATAAAACCCCTCTTAAATTTTATACACTACAAAATTCTTCAATAATTACTATCCCCGATGATCCCGCGCCTCCCGCTTGTCCTGCACTATTTGTACTAGCGCTACCAGAACCACCACTACCATAACTAATGCCAGATTGACCAGCCGCAGGAGATCCATTACCTAAATTATTAATAGATCCTCCTAACAAACTAGCGCCACCCATACCGCCTGCCACATTAGCACCGAGGATAAAACCATAACCACCATTTGACCCTACGATATTTAAAACATTTCCACCGCTACCACTTCCACCAGCGCCTCCAATTGCAAAGCTAATGGTCGTATTTGCCAAGGCGCTTTGTTGAGTAGTACCCACACCGCCAGTAGCACTTAAAATTGCACCGAATGAAGTCGTTCCACCAGTGCCGCCATTTGTCGGCGCACTTGTTCCAGCCGTACCACCCGCACCAATTGTAATCGTTTGAGAAGCTCCCACAGTCGCCGCGGATAATATTGATTCTGCGTAACCGCCTGCGCCACCACCTGAACTAAAAGAAGCTTGTACTGCGCTCGTTGCAGGCGAACCTGCCGTCCCACCACCTCCGCCTACAAGCCTCACCCTACAAAACTTCATGCCAGTGGTGGGAGTATAGGTTCCTCCGCTTGTAAAAATTTGAACAGTATATTTATCAAATACGGGTAGCGTTGCATTAATAGCATTATTTGTAGCCATGTTTAATTCCTTTTAAACTATTGTCAAATTTCCTTGAGGGGCGCCATATTGTGACCATGTCGTATTTGCAGCTACACAAATCATGGTAATAGAATCCCATTGATTGGTTGACGATACAGAACCACTCGCACCAACAGTCGATGAGACAGAGCCCACTTGAATATTTTGCCCAGAATTTTGAGCAATCGACCAACCACCTGCTCCTCGTCCTAACACCACTATGGCCGTCCCAAAGGCGGCGGTAGCAGGTAATGTTAACGTTACTAAGCCAGCGTTATCGGCGACATAGGCGCTATCCGCAACCATTTGCTGTGTTGTCCCAGTAACATTCGTCCATCCAATGCCACTTCCGGTGCCAGAAATCGTAATAGTTCCAGGACCATTGGCCACGGAAATGCCCGGACCTGCACTAATAGTTCCGGGAGCAGCAGGTGCACCCGTTGATCCAATTAATAATTGACCATTAGTCAATGGTCCTACACCGCTCAATGCATTTCCAGCGGCGGCATAATAAGCTAATTGATTAATTGATCCGGTATTTACTGTTCCAGAATTTGAACTAAATAAATTGTAAAGTTGTTGAAAACTTACTTTATAGGTTGTTCCTCCTGTAGGAGGCTGAACCTCAGGGATAATATCTGTTAATGCGGGAGCCACCGGTACGGGGGGTAATCCACTTATTTTCACGCCTGCCATGGCATAAAACTCCTTTAATGTTCGATTTCAATGACGTTCCCATCTTCTGTTAATAATTGCTGTCCATCTTCTGTTAACAGCGAAAAATTATCCGCAGCACCACTACCAAAGGTGGCGTAGATAAGTTGAGTGATATAACCACTTCCATAACAATTCATTGTCTATCCTTAAAAAAGGGGGCTTCATGCCCCCTATTCATTAGATAACTACAAATCCAAAGATAAGCGTTCCATTTAATGCAGTTCCAGCGACATTGTTATTGTAGATAGAAAGCGTTGCACTTCCCGATCCTGGAATAGCACGTAATTCAAGACCGCGTGTCGTATTGGTTCCACCCATTAATTGTAATAGAACAATAGATGATGCCGTGATTCTTGAATCAGTAAGAGTAAATGAATAAGCCGAAGCGGCTGCTGTTGTTAATGCTTCAGTGGTAATGACACCAGCTTGATGATTAACTGTTGCGGCACCTGCGGTGCTCGTAGCAGTCCCTCTATCCATTAAGACAGAACCTGTCATTTGGCCGCCAGCTAATGCCAAGCCACCCAAATTAGAAAGAGAGGTTGCAGCATTGGCTACATCAGACAAGTTATTAGCCACTTGAAGATATAAAGAAGATCCAGCAGCGGTAATCGTTGCAAAATTGATATTATTTGCACCCGCTGTTTGAGGGTTACCAATGGCTTGAGGATAGGGCTCAACCACAGTCCACATAGAGCCACCAAATGACGTACCTGCTGAAACGGGTACATAATTGCCACCTTGGATTTGCTCACGACATTGAAAGTCGCCACGACGAGTTAGAATAGCGGCTACACCGGTTGCACCTTGTTGCGTGCATTGATAAATACCATTTTGAAATGCGCTTGTTTGACCCGCTAATAACACATAGTCATTAAAGTTAATGGCAACGCTATCAATGGTTAAAGCACCTGTCGCATAAGTAAAAGTTGCTCGAACACCATTGTTTAATGGACCATTGTAATAAGTACCTGATTGATTGCTATTGGAAACAACACGTACAGACGCTAATTGTTGTGATGCATTTAAGGCTTCGATTGTGCTCATTGTAAAACTCCTTTTTAAAACACTGATATCAGTTTAACTTCCTACCCTTATATTACTTGCTGTTGTACCACTCGAATTAATCATCACTGAATAAATCGGATGAAATACGCCGGCTGCAAGTCCTAGTAGAGTCTCTGTTGTTCCATCCCATTTAACATAGGATAAATCGCCTGCCGTACCCAAATAGATCCATGTCATAAATTCACCATAGGGAACATTGACAGTAGGCGCTAAGGTACGCACAACTCCGGACATAATCCGTGTTGGACCCGTTTTCAAATTAGGGTCTAGCGGTGGAACATTCAAAATTGTTTGCAAAGCCATTTAAGTTATCTCCCTATAGCTTAATGAAAAAGTTCATGAATGAAGAAGGCTGCATATTTCCATCAGCCGCACCACTACCTTGTGATGCGATACTCAACGCATAATTACCACTTACGGAACCCGGCGTTTCCACAACGGACGTTCCACCACCCGATGCATTAAATGATTGGAATGGCATCACTGATCCAGGATGGTTATGCGCAGGCATAGCAGCAATCGATATGGTTTCTGATCCGGTAATAGAGGCTAATGCACGAGGCGTCAGACCAGCACCACTTCCAGCCGAACACATTGCTCGACCTAATACCGCTGGCAAATGCATGACTCTATTAGCCACATAATCATTAACAGCATTTCCACTAAATGCCGTAACAATACAAAGAGTATTTGATGAAGGAACCGTGACATTGTTATAAAGTAAATTATAAAGTGCGAAAGTATCTGAATTGGCGCGAGTAGTTGCTCCTGATGCAGCACTTCCTATCGTTCCATCATTCATGACGACATATCCAGGTGGAGACCCGGGAGATGATGCCGCATATCCTGGAATTACATAACCAGTTCGTTGGGCATTGATCACTCCATCAATCATGTCATAGGTATGATAATCCTCTTGAGGTGAAATATTTCCTAAATAAACGCATGGTTTAGTAAAATCAATATTAGTCGCTGATCCTAATGGATAACCCACTTGTAAAAATAATGCATCATTGGCGCACGCACCCATCGATCCAAGAACCTGTCCGGTTACATCCGGGATATTGTCTTGAATAATGAATTTTTGCCATGCAGCCGTTAAAGTGAGTGTTTGAATGTTAGTAACAGCCGGTGCAGAAGCGCCCACCCCATCCCCAAAGAATTGATACCATTGAAGAGTGAGAGATGTATTGCCCGAATTACATCGCGCCCATATAGTGACCGTCACATTCTGATTAGATAAATTTTGTACCTGAGTTGTGATAGGAAATTGAACAACCTTAGTAGTTTCAGCGGCAGGGGTATTTGTGCACGTATAATTGAGATAATTAACCGGGGTTACATCTCCAGTTAAAGGGGTACTTCCCAATGTAAAGGTAGGTAATGATAATGTGTCAGTGGCATTTGTATTATTTTTAAGGAAATAAATATCTGGGCCAGTATAAGTTCCGGATGAATTAGTGACATTATTAGAAAATGCTGCATGAGCACCCGGTGCTAAATGAAATTGAGTGGTCGTTGAAACAGGCGTTGTCCCAACAGTTCCGCGCCAAAACACATTATTTACAATTAAATTCTCAAGATCTAAAGCGGTCGTGATTATACTTCCACCACCGCCTCCAGGAGGGGTGAAATCAGATATCGTCCATTGTAGGACGCCATCAGAATCATAAACTTCAATGTAATAAGTGTCAGTAGGATCGTCCGAATCAACTTCCCAGTAGAAAGGTCCTTGAGAACCATTTTCATCAAAAAGTACGGGGTCAGTCCAAGGAAAGTTACCAGCAGGATCTTGAAAGATAAACTTAAAGGTAGTTTTATCAAGATTGCTATATGTATACATCGATCCGCCACCTAAGGGGCGACCTACTAGATCGGCGATGTACCATTTTGGCATTGGTGCCAATGAATATGTAATTGTCATTATTCTCTTCCTTGAGAATGATTACTTATAATATCATCAAATATTATTGATTACTTAAACTATTATTCCCTAAAAATCTTAGAGCAGGCTTATAACCACCAATTAAGGCATTTTTTAATGGTTGCGTAACTTCTGGCAAATGTAATTTATCAAAAGGATATTTTAATAAATGCATTGCATTAGGAGCGCCTGTAAATCCTCCTAAAGCACCCAATGCCTCTATCGACGGATTTCCAGATAAATGCCCTAATAAATATCCAGCTCCAGCTCCAGCACCTCTTTTAATAACATTCTGCAAAGCTTGTCTATTACTAATGCTATTTATGGCATCATTTAATTCGGGTGTTCGATAACTATTTAAGCCTTTTTTCCCGAAAGGTTTAATAGCCGTTAATAATGATTGAGGGGTAACGGTTTCTTTTTCTTGCCCTAATAAAACATGCAAAATTTTATTTTTAAAATCGGGCGTTTGATGACCAATAATAGTATTAATATCGGTATCAGGATTTCTAAATAATCTTATTAAACTTTCTCTCGTAGGATTTTGGGTTTTCCCCTCAGCCATAGCGTTTAAATTAGTATCTGAATAATAGGGCACTACTTCTTTTTTATAATCTTGTCCTAATTTTTTATAATCATTAGACAATCCCTTATCATAAGACTCCATAAAATTATGAATATCATTTTGTAATAATTTTCTAGAATTCATTAAGGTTTGGATCGTATCATGATCAGGATTAATTTGATTAGATTTTAATAAAGAAGCACGCTTACCAAAATCACTTTGTAAGTCATGTGCTTTTTCTAAAGTAGGATTTGATAAAAAATCAGAATAAGAATCAAAAAGCTTACTGTCTTTTATATCATCTTTAGTTAAATTTAAATTTTCAAATGGCGTTGGCTTGTGAATTCCGATTATCGGATCGGTTCGGTTATACAAGCGAGAATCACCAACAGAATCATAGCTATTAAAAAGGTTATCATATTTATTTTTAAACTCGTCTTTGACTTTTTTATATGCATTATTAATATTACTAGCTATGTATTTTCCAGTATTTTCTAAATTTTGTCCACCACTAAGTTTATCAATAAACTGTTGAGCATATTTTTGTGGTTGCATTAAAGACAATCCTTTCCCGACTAGATTTAAAGCCGGACTAATGGCTTCTAATCCTGTATTTAATGCAGCATTTTGACCGGCATTTTTTCCCAATTCCTGAATAGAATTAGCATTAGGGGCATTCATTAACGTAGCGCCTGTGGTTCCTGATCCTATTCTGCCCAATGCATTAATAAATTTAGGCATCATTCCAATTTCTGGCATTAATTCAGGATTAGAAGCGGTCAATAATGCTCCAGAACCGCGTAGCAATGCATTTCTTACGTCAGTAATAGTCATTGGTCTATTGGGCATTGAATGCATCACTGAAGACTGTGGGTTCAAATTTTCCATTCTATTGAATGAATTATCGTTATCATTTAAATCAGATAAAGAAGGACGGTAAGTATTTATAGGAGCAGGATTATTTTGTGAAATATCACTTAAGGACGGCCTATAATTCATATTAAGTCCATCCTCTTTTTTTCATTTCAGCGATCACCTGTTGTTTAGCACTATCATCTAAAGTGTTAAAAGCTTCTCTAAATTCTTTAGGATCTTTAAAATTATAATTTAATATGGTGGTTGGGTCATATCCAGATTTTGAAGATGCCGAATTAAGTCTAGGAGCACTAACATTTACATCAGGTAAATTATTTCCTGGTGTAGTTTTTGAATTTCCCTGCGACGGCATTTCTTTTTCAGATAATTTTTGTTGCTTAGGACTTAAAGCTTCTTTTACTTTGTCAGGTGTTAAATAATCTTCCCATTTACCTAAATTATCATTAATGATTTCATTTTTCTTAGAATCATAAAAAGGTTCTTTACGCGAGTAATAAGTCCATACAGCCTGAGCTTGACTAGGAGTTAATCCGGCATTTTGAGCAGCAATATTAAATTGAGGAACTTCTAACAATCTTTGATTCATTCCCATATTAAAAGTTACAGCATCATTAAATCCTCCCGTTGATTGAGTGCGAGAAGGTTTCATAGTGCTGTAAATATTTCTATCTGAATTGGTTATATGGCCTTCTTGATTTGCTCTAGCGACTGAATCTGCCATTGCGCTGGAAGCTGTATCAACATCATTAGCTGCCTGAGTTACACCCGGAAATGCACCAAAAGGATATCCTCTTTCATACCACCCTAAATTAGGATAAGAACTTTTTAATTTATTTAAATAATTGATATTATTTTGCGCGCTTGTAGCCGCATTATTACCTAAATCTTGGCGCTCTTTCCATTGAGATTGTTGATTTTGTGCTTCATTAGTAGCAGTCGCATTAAGAGCCGCCGCTTGTGCATTTGAAATAGTTACCGGATTAACTCCATTCAAAGGATTTCCGGCAGCCGTCCTTTGAATTGTACTATCTGGAATTGTATTGGGTTGCGTAGAAGGAGTCGGATTGACAGCAGGCGTAGAAGGCCCCGTAGTTTGATTCATGGCATTAGTGGCAGGCATTTGTGATACGGAAGGACTATTAGCCAAAGAATTATTAATAGGATTAGGAGATGATGAATTACCCGTTATTTTATTAACTAACATTCCTAATAAACTATTTCCAATTCCACCTTGTGCAGGAGGAGAAGGTAAATTATTGGTTTGACCGCTTGCTGTTCCTGGCATTTTACTCATCAAACCAATCAATTGTTGTTGCATAGCTGGATTATTAGCCGCTGCTGCCCATAATACAGGATTAGAAAGTGCC